ACACGGCCCTGTTAGTGTAAATTTTTTAAATCCTTTATAATTTTTTAAAAATTCTAAATTGTTTTTTATTTCACTATAATATCCAGGAACTTTAATATCAAAATTTAGATTATATTGTTTTAATATATTTTGAATTGTTTCTTTCGATGGTTGATTTAATTTCTTTATAGATTCTACAACAAATTCTTTTTCTTCATTTGCAGAAATTGGTTTATTGTTATATGGTCCTTTTTTAGAACATATAAAATTACATAACGCTTTATTATTTGCTGAAAATAATGTGCCAGTTCTGTTTGTTAGATATTTACAATATAAATTTCCACTATTTTCATCTTTAATTAAATTAACACATTCTACGGATTTATTTAATTGTTCTTCAATATTAGGATAATTCATTATAATATATTATTCTTTTGGAGCAATAATCAAGTTATTATTAAAAATTTCATATTCTGGATTTACATCAATTGCAAATGGAATATTATCTATAATTTCATACGTTGGTTCTGATGTGTTTCCTTGAATGTGAAAATTATTTAAAAATAAAGTGGATGATAGTGGTTGAGATACGCTTGATGATACTGGTGTTGTGAATGAAAATCCAACATATGTTTGAATTTCATTTGTGATTGAAATACTCACAGGAAGTGAAAGTATTGTTGTATATTCTACATCTCTTTTCAAATCAATATCTAATTTTGAACCCAAGTTGGATAATCTAAATCTCAAAGTTTGCCAGTATTGTTGCGTGGATGTCATGACAAAGGTAGTTCCATTTGCAGAAAGACTCAGTGCAGACAACGCATTGTGATATATCACTTCTTGATTATCATCTCTTATTGTTATACTATTTTTTTTAATTTGAGATTTAAGTAGTCCTTCTCTGAACGGTGTTGATAATGCATTGAATCCAGTGGTGTCAAAAGATATACTAAGCAACGCTGTGGATAATGATGCTTGTGTTGTTATATTTTCTCCAGATTCGGTTAAAATAGGTATAAACAGTTCAGTGGCTATAGTATTGATATCTATCGGAATCCCTAAGTAATGACCGTTGTTTGAAATAAAATTACTATCATTAATTAAAAAAGTAGAAAAGGCATGTTCGGTTCCTGTTAATGCTATTTGAAAACTCCACACTATATCATAATGAGGATTCAATCTTAATTTTGGATCAACAAAACTAATATACTTCGCATCAACTGGTAATAAAATATCATTCGGAACACTCATTGATTATTAAGCTAAAGCAGTTCTTTGCCATACATACAAGCCAAACCCTGGAGGTGTATTATTGTGAGCTTGGCCATCACCTGTTGATGGTAATTCAGAGCAATATCTACCATCCTTGTTACTACCTGGTCCATCTGCTCGGAATCGCCCAAAGGTGGTCGGACCACTGCTGTTACCGTCATTTGTAATATAAAACTGCTCACCATCTACGGCTAAACTGTGTGTATGATTTGGCATTTCAGTGGTGGTTAATGGATGTTCATATTCACCTGTATTATTACCAGTATTAAACTCTTTAGTTTGAATACCATCATCACCAGTACCAGCACCAACTATAAATCTACCATTTGCTATTCGTGTCCAAGTTCCTCCAAACCTGCTTTGAGGATTTATGCTATCTATAGAAAATAATACACTACCAATTGGGTATACGATGTTCATTAAATTACTTAGATTCAAATCAATACTAATATTTTGATTTGGAGTATCTAAAGCCACTAACTCACCTGATTTATCCACACCGTTTACTGTAAATGTTAGTGGCGCACCTGATTTTATTGTATTTGCTGTGTTTAGTTGCAAGTTAAGATTGCCAGCGTATGGACTTATTGGATTTCCAGTTTGATTAGTTCCTGCTACTGTTAATTTTAAAGGAGAATCGACTTGTAGTGTGTTGGTTGGACCAGTTATGTTTAAAGTTCCATCAAAAATACTCACATCTGTTCCAGTAACATCTGTTCCACCTTTTGTAACACCCAATGGATAATTTATATTAACTTGACTTGGTGGTAAAGAAACCACAACATTACTATCGAGAGTGGTTAATGCTGGAATATTAGTGTTATTTCTATTTGTCCCATTTACTGTTACATTTAAAGGCGATTCAACTCTGAAGGTTCCCTTTATTACTTTATCTGGTTTTGCTTTTATGAAAAAGTTAACACCAACCGCAGACAATGATGATCTATGTGCAGATAAAGCAGCTGCTGTTGTTGCAGATGTGAATGTATATACTGTAGAATTAAAAGGAGTTGAACTTGTACCGTACAACAATCGATTGTTTAAATTTGGAACATTAAAATTAACGTTATTGCCACCGTATGTAGTTCCAATAACAGCTGATAATTCTTGATAATTTACACCAGCTAATGATTGACCATTGCAAATTACCCAATCTGTATTTAAATTTGTTGATGTTAATGTTGAAATTATAGTACCAACAGGCAATATACCACCACTGTTGTATGTAAAATAATTAACGTTAGAACCCAACCCACTCCATGATAATCTTCCAACAGCATCAGTTTTTAAATATTTATTATTTCCTAATTCACCTATTGGAAAGGTGTATTCATTGGAATTTATAGACAAATATTGTGGAAGTTTTAAATATTGTGTGTTTTGTTGAGTTACAATTGAATTTGTAGCTATTGTTGAAGACAGTGTTAATCTATTTGTTGAATTTAAAGTTATAGATTGTCCCATCAAATCGTTAGAAATTGTACCTGCTGATAAACTTAATACACTTATTTTATTATCTGTTGTTATTTGAATACTTCCATCAGCGGCTGTATAAACACCTCCTATTTTTTGCCAATCCGGTACAGTTGTACCATCACCTGTGGTAATTTCATATATACTATTTTCATCTATTTTATATGCAATATCTCCAATCAACCCACTTCCAAGTGTTGTTAGATTTGTAGTATTTCCTCTGAATTTATTTCCTACAACATTACCACCGTATGTGCTTCCATCACCAATAAATAATCTTTTTGTATCGGTTGTATATCCTAATTCTCCAGATTTTAAAACTACATCGGTTCTATCATTATCAGTACCTTGTCTTGTAATTAATTGAAGTAAAGTATTTTCGAAAATTTCTATTGAATTAGGCATATTGTTATTTATATAATGAAATTAATAAGCAAATATTGGAATTGCAAATCTTTTTAATCTTTGACCTGATAAACTTGTATGATCAGGTCCGAATGTTAAAAAGCCAGCACTTGATAATGTATAAGTATTATTATTATGATCTATTGCGGCATATGTTGTAATACCTGATCCACTTTGAGGGCCTTCTGTGATATAACCAGAAAAAATTCCAGCAGTTCCAGTTAACACTTCAACAATTGAAGTGTTAATATCTGTTATTCTTCCAAAATCATCCCATGATATTCTTGGAAAGCTTATACCGCTGCTTAAACTTATACTTCCTACAGTATTTATAGAGCTTATTGTTGCAGTTTCACATCCCACAACTTGTGTTGAAAGATCTAATTGACTTGCTGTTGTAAATGCAAAATTACTTGTAGCGTCTATTGAAAGTTTTATATTGTCCCCTCCTCGTATACCAGATGAAATTGCATTTGAACTTATATATTTTTCTGTAATAGAGTTTGCAGATAATGTTAGTTTTCCAACTTCAAAGTTAAAAAGATTTTCGTTAACTTTTAATTCTATTACTTGACCACTACCACCTTTCAATCCGTTTCCAAACGCCCCAAAGTTAATATAATTTTTATCAATTGTAGCGCTCAATAATGTTAATGCACTCAGTGTAGTATATGTAAAAAAATTAGGATCTATGTTTAAAGTTGGTTTGATTCCATTTCCACCTTGCAATCCCTTACCAAACATACCAGTATTGATAAGATTTTCATCAATTGAATTTGTGTTTATTTTGAGTTGCGAAGCAGAATTAAATCCAAATATTGTAGTATCAGCAATTAAAGAGATAAGATTTCCACCACCTCCACTTAATCCATTACTAAATGATGATGATTTGATATATGATTGATCTATAGAATTAGTATTAACTGAAATACCACCTGTTAAATTTTTAACAGTTGTTACATTATCACCAAAAGTTAAATTATTGTCTGATATAAATCCTAATTTACCACCCGACGTAATATAAAAATAAGTTTCATCGAAATTTAATGTGATTGGTGTTCCTTGCCCTCCAGTTAAACCAGAGCCGACAACATTAGGAGCTAATTTATCATTAGTGACTGAATGCGATTGTAATTTTTCCTTACCAATACCTAAATCTTTGAGTTGTAGTATATTTCCCCCAATATATTCAATTGATGAATTGTCAACACGTACGTCAAATTGTTCAGAAACTTCACTATTTAAATTTTGTAGTTTTATAACATTATTTTTCAAGGTTATTTGGTTATTTCCATCATATTCAAAATATGATGAATCTAATAACGTTCCTACATTTTTCCATGAAAATAAATCAGTATAATCAGGATATATTAATTGATAAAAAATCCCATTTACCCAAATTATATCTCCAACTTCGGCTATTACAGATGTTAATGCTCCAGTTGTAAATATCGGAGGGTGTATTTTAGAACCGGACACTATACCACCATTTATAACACCGTTGCCAACATATAATCTGTTTGTATCCGTTGTATATCCAAGCTCTCCTTGATCCAATACTATATTTTGTCTTTGAGCATCGGTTCCTCTTCTAACTTTAATTTTTGATATTACTACACTTGCCATATTATTAAATTTCTATTATGATGTTCTTTGCCATACATACAAACCAAACCCAGGGGGGGTGTTTTGATGGTATTGATCTCCTCCTGTTGAAGTTGTATTTTGATTGAATGACGCATAATCTTCAGGAACGCCTTTTTGATTTTGTTCAGTAAGGGAACCGCCAATATTTGGATATCTCATCACTCCACCATGATTATGACTTGGCATTTCTGCTATTGTAAGTTGATGTTCATATTCTCCAGTTGTATTTCCAGTTGTAAATGCCCTGTTTTGAATACCATCATTACCAGTACCAGCACCAACTATAAATCTTCCTTGAGATATTTGAACCCATGATGTGCCAGTGAATCTGAAGGATGGATTTGCATTTGTGAAAGATAAAAATATACTACCAACAGGATAGATATGATTTACTAAATCGGCTTTTGTATCAGTGACTGGTAAATTTAAATATGTATCAGCGTAGATTGTATTAGTATCAATCCTGTTTGTAATTCTAGAATTTCCAGTCACTGTATGAGAACCAGAACTTAAAGATCCAATTATTGTTGTTGTTCCTCCAATTCTAGAAGTTCCACTTATATTAGAATTTCCAGTCACTGTATGAGAACCAGAATTCAAAGAACCCTCGATACTTATACTACCAGCTATATCAACACTTCCACTTATATTAGAATTTCCAGTCACTGTATGAGAACCAGAACTTAAAGATCCAATTATTGTTGTTGTTCCTCCAATTCTAGAAGTTCCACTTATATTAGAATTTCCAGTCACTGTATGAGAACCAGAACTTAAAGTTCCACTTATATTAGAATTTCCAGTCACTGTATGAGAACCAGAACTTAAAGATCCAGAAAAATTGCCAGTTTTGCTGGAAATAACATTTCCATAAATTGTAGCATCGCCACTTATTTTAATTCCATTTGATATTGTGGATACAGTTAAAGAAGACTCAAACCCATCACCTGAATATAATTTAGCTTCAGGAGAACCACCACTTAAACTGATATTACCAGTATGCAATAATGCCTTGAATGTATCAGCAATGAATTGATTTTCTAAACTATTTGGCATATATTACTATTTACTCATCGAATAATTAATACAATATTTGTCAACTAATTAATTTTCGTTGTATTTCTACAATTGTTTCAAAAATTCTGTTCAGTGTTGATACATTTAATTGTTCATTTCCATTAAAAAACATATTTTCTATAGATATTTTTATATTTTCAAGTTCTGAAGTAATTATGTCTGAACCATCTTGTGATAGTTTTATTTTACATTCATTATTTGTAAAAATATTGATAGTGTCTGTTACTATATTTTTTAAAGAATTGTTTAAATACAATCCAAATGAAGAATTCGAACATTCAATAGCATTGAATGATTTTGGTAAATTTTTTGGAATTTTGAATATTTTAAAATCTTCTGTTGCACTTTTTTTAATTACATAAATTCTACCGACGTTATGAATTATACTGTAAGTTACACTTCCAATATTTTTAATATCTATCAGTATATTATTATATGAATTAGATTTTAAAGAATTTGAATTCCATTTAATTTTATTTGACAAATTATATAATAAAGTACCGTCTTGCCAACCATAATTTTTTAAATATTTAAAATTTCCTTTTGAATAATTAACATTACTTGTATTACTGGCTGGATATTTAGAATTGCTTATAAATCTTGTTTGTGTATATTCTTTAAATATTAAAATGATTATATTTGAATCAATATCAGAAAATAATAAATCGAATGTTAAATCTTCAAAATTTAACATTTCGAATTGATTTATAAATTCAGTTGGAAATTCTGGATCTATGTAAGTTATATAAAATTTATTATTATTTTTTGATACAATGACTATTAAATCATCTATAGTTCTAACTTGACAGTTTAAAATTACTCCTAAATTTAAAGCAAAATTATCAACTTTGTAAAAAATATCATTTGAATATTTATTTTTAATATAAAAATCATTATTTGTAATTTCTACTCTTATAGAATTTCCAATTCTCACAAATAGTAAATTTTCTTGAAGAAAAATTTGATCTTTTTTCAATAAAGTTCCACATTTTACATAAGGTTCATATTCATATAAAACAATATATTTTTCTGTAATTTGAAATATATTTAAATCTATATCATCTATTATCACTGATTTTGAGACATCATCAGTTGAACTTGCATCAAATGTTAATTTCACAGAAGGATTTGAGAAATTTCCCTTCACTGTATATGTATTAATATTATCGGTGCAGAAATATACAAAATCATCATTGTCATTAACTGCGAATGTACCGTTTGTTATATTATCTAAAAATCCCCAATAACCATCAAATTCAAACGGATCTATTTGAGTGTATATATTTTTTGCACCTATTCCATTATCAGCATAATCGTCGTTTCTTATATCGCTAAATGTAGAAGATAATCCATAAAAAAAAGCATTATCGTTTGATAGTTTTAAAAAATTTGGATTTTGTAGAACTAAACTTTTATATATATTAAGATTATTTAAATTTATAACATCTATTACTTTTTCTAAATTAGTTTTTGTAAAAATGTCAAACTTTTCTTGAGAAATAGTCAGCAAATTAATATTATTATCATAATTTGAATCAAACTCTAGTTTTCTTAAATATATTTCACTTATAAATGTTTGTTTTGGGGATAATTCTCCACTGGATATTGTTTTTTTCTTTCCAGTATATGCTTTACCATCAATTACATTGAAAAACCCAACATAATCAACGCCATTTATAGTAAAAGCTTCTCCTTCAGTATATTTATAATATGAAATCATTTGTATTTTTTATTTAGAATTATGTTTACATCATTGGATACTGGCAATACCGCATTAATTTTTGATTTAAGTTCTGTTTCCAAATTGTTTAATATCTCTTCATTTTCAATATCTATATTTTTTACAAAAACATTAGATTTATTTGATTTACTTGATGTGTTTCCACAAATACTATGAATTAAATTAATATTATCGCTTCCATTTCTCATACCACATGGTAATGTTATATACATTGGATCTATACTATATTTTCCTTTAGAAATAGATATAGAATATACCAAGTCTTTTGAATAAAAGTCGTCAGATATAAATTTATCCGATATATTTGAACCAGAATAACTTAATAAATTTATTTTTTTAACTTCATTTGTAATTTTATCTGTTTCATATATGAAAAAATCACCAAATATGATATTTCTTCCTGTAAATCTAGATGATTGTTCTTTAAAGGTTAATAAAGTGTCTTCATTGAATATAAAATAACCTTTTCCTGAATATGAATCAAATCCTATGTAGATTGCGTTTTCTTTAAGTTGTTTAAAATTAACGGTTTTTGTATATGATCTACATGCCAAATCTCCCGTTTTGTTTGTTGCTCTCAAACTATAAGTGATCGTTACATTTGTTGCAGTTTTAATTATTGTTATACCAGCATTTATTTCATTTCTATCTGTTTTTATTTCCCAAGATTCATTATTTCCATTAAAATATAATATAAATGTAAATTTTCCAGAGTCATTTATTGTTTTAAAGTAATTTGATGGTTTATTTGATATAAATGTATTACAATATGTGATGGCTTGAGTTGCTTCTTTTGTAAAAGATACTCTTTCATAGATATATTTTTTATTTGGTTTAAAAATTAAATCGCTTATTTTATCAAAAAATTTAAAATTATCAACACCGTCAGATACTAAAGAATTAGATTCGATATAATCTTCTATATATTCATCATATGTTTTAGAAAATATTGGTTTTCCATTCAACGCATCTTCTTTGTTTATTCTATTTGGATAATAATATCTATCTACCCATATTGAATTAGTTGACCCCACAGCACCAGATAACCAAGTGCATAGATAGTGTTGATTGTTGGTTACTTGAACATCATTATCATAATAATATACTTTATCTGCTAGATCGGGAGATGGAAACGAAAATGCTCCAGCTTCTCTTATCTTAGAATCATTTATATTAAGTTGTACAAATGGAAACATATTATCAGGAGCTGGTATTTCATTTTTTCCTGGAACAATAACATAGTTTTTATTATGATAAACATAATTTAATTCTAAATCTTCATCTTTTTCCATAGAAATATCTTCAAATATTGAAGTATAATTTCTAATATTGTCTACGTAGATGGTATCAGATTGATCTTTAATACCGCTTAATAAATTATTAGTATTTGATATTTGTTCTAGGTGAGGTAAAAGGTGATTTTTTAGAACTATGATATTGCTTTTTGAATTTTTAATAGAGTTTCCTTTGTGTATCAAGAAGTTGTTTTTTAATCCAAATTCACTTTTGGCTATATTAATTTTATTATCGTCATTGTTATAAGTTACAAATGTACTATTTAAAGATAAATCAAAATTAAAATATTTATTTCTAGATATTTTAAAAACGCTTTCTATAACATTGAGTTTATTGAATCCTGTTATTATAGAAGTTTTTAGTTTATTATTATCTCTGTATAAGTAATAAATACCAGTTGTGGTTTCTTTAAAGAATGTTATAAAATTATAATTTTCTTGATATATATAATTAAAATGATGTGGTTGGTTTAATGAATCATCAGTTGAAAGTAACCTTTCATTTACAAAATAAGGATCATTTAAATTATCATCATTATAAATTAAATAATAATTTTCATTATCTATTTGACATGATAGTTTACATTTTTCTTTTTGAAAAAAATCTAAAGTGAATGTTGATAAAGAAGATGATGATAGTGAATTACTAAACAAGCAACCTTTATAATCAGGAGCTTCATCGGAACGTGATGCGGTTTTAAAATAGCTTTCTTCAACCCCCACACAAGTTAAATATAACCCACTGTCTTGTATAGTTGTTAAAAACTTTTCAACTTCAAGTTTTGGAAATTTAAAATTGAATACATCGGAAGATTTGGTGTTTTTTGTTAAAACAAAATCTGTATAAAATTTGGACTTGTAATCACATATGTCTGAAAAGCACTCTGTAAAATATAAAGGAATTCCGCCATTGTGGGTTTTTTCAAATTGTTTAAACTCAAGACCATCTAGAGAACAAGACAGTTGATAAGTTTTTAAAGATGATAATTGAAATACATTAAATGCCACAAAATTATTTAGAGTGTTGGTAGCTGTTATTTAAACACCCTTTGATATTACAAATAAACTAATATTTTTTCTGTTGATTGGTATTATTAAACCAATACAACTTCTTGGTTAGTGGTTTCTAATGTTTCAACTTCTACAATATATTTTCCTTTATCTGTTAAAAATTTATGAGTTTTGACATTATTTTCTGGTAATACATGAGATGAAATTAATTTCATATCGTATACAGATTCAAAATAATCGGCTGATCTGATTTCAATAGGTATTGTTATTAAAGTAGTGTCTTTATTTGTATATTTTATTAAAAACTGAGCTGTCATCTTTTTATAAGTTGCAGTTTTTGAAGGATAATATTCAAAACTATATGTATTTGTTAATATTTTACCAAATTTACCATATAATACTTCTGAAATTATACTTTCTTTTCTATAAAGTTTATATAAATCATTATCATAATATAATATATTGTTATCTCCCCAGTTTATTTGCAAACTTATAGGCAATACATCTTCATATAAATTACCCAGTGACACGTTCAAAATTGTAGCATCATTAAGAATCATTGTATCCATGACTTCAATGTATGATGATGATGTAGTTGATAATATTAAAGTTTTAGTATTCATAATATAAGAGTCTCATTTTGAATAGTTGGGTTTGCTAATGATGATACTACATTTAAATTCAATTCTGATAAAGGTTTATTGAAAATATTAGAATATATTGATGAATTATCAAAATATTGAGTATGGTTTAATAAGTTCATATTTGAATGAATATCGAATTCAAATTCTTGTAAAGAAAAATACCCATTTTGATCTTTTATTAAAAATGATACATTTAATGTGTTTAATCTGCTATCGTGAACGATTACAGGGTTTTCAGCGTATTCATACCTTACATTATTTGAAGATATTGCAAAATACTGCGAATTGTTTTGAATTTTTGAAATTGATACTGGAAATACTTCGTCGTTTGTAAAATTTAAAGTATCAAATTTGTATATTTTTGGATATATAATGAAATTATTAGAAGATAATGATGATGATAACGTTTCTAATAAACAATAATAAACATCGTTGTTTATTTTAAATCTATTTGAAATTTTGTTAAATGTGTCATTAGAATGGTTTAAATAAATACCTTCAGTTAATGGATTTTCAAAATTACCCGCTGTATATTTCACTTTGTCAGCAAGAAAATAATTTTTAGTTTCAATAAAAATAATATCACTTACAAAATCAAATGATATTATTGATCCACTCAATTCTGATATTAAAGCATTTGGAAATTTCAAATTCCAATAGGAAAAAACATCTGTAATTTTATATGACTGTTGATCTGTTACATTTTTTATGTATATGCTTCCCGCTAGATTATATCTATCAAATAAAGATTGAATTGTTGTAGATATTGATGATGTTAATGTATATTTGGTAGAATCTACGCTGGGTATAAATGAATAATCTCTAGAAGTAAAATCAATATCAAAATTATATGTATCTGTAAATAATCCACATTCTACTATATCTGTTCTGTAATTATTTGCAAAACTTGCAGTTATAGTTGGATATAAGGAATCTTTCAATGCCCTTATCACATTTGGAGTTAATGTGTGAATTCCTCCTTCTATTAATTTTGAAAAATAATAGTTTCCATTTCCTGGAAATGCTGACAAATCTGAAGATATTGAGTCTGGATAAGCATCACCGTTAATTTTATTAAAACCAACACCTTCTAATATTTCATTATTTGTTGCTACTTGGCCTGGTGGAATATATAATTCTTCGTAGGGTGTAAAATATCTAAAAAATAAAGTATATGCGGAATCAAAAGCTCCAGAAAAAGAATTGGTAAACGTTGATAGTCCTGATCTTTTGGTGGAGTTGGTTGTACTATAATAATCACTGGTGTTATAGTTAAAATTAAAACCTTCGTTATAAGTATCATCAAAAAATTGATAACCATTCAAAAGCATGCTTTTTATATAATTATAATCGATTAATTTTATATTTTCTCTAAAATTATAGTTATCTTTTATTAATCCAAATATATTTCCATATACATCTTTCTTTTGATCATGTATATATCCCATATTAAACAACATGCTTAAATCTGGAATTGAGGATTTATCATTTTGAGATACATAACCTTGATAAAATACACCATCTTGTGTTTGTTTTGGTTGATTTTTTGCTAATCCTGATGTGAAATTGGTTTTTAAATAATCATCATCTATGGTATATGTTATTAGTTCTGAATCATGAACTAATGGATCTGGAAAATAATAAATTTTATTTGCTTCAAGTGCTTCTACGTTGATATTAAATGATAAATTTTTTCCATCAATTATAATAATTGCATTCTTATGAGGTCTGAAAAAACCTATTTCTCTAGGTGTTTGTATATTTTCTCTTCTAGTAGACGCAGTGGTTGGATAATCAATGTTTAAAAAGTTTTTACCAGCGCTAGTAACATCAAACAACTTACCAGAAACAAAATCAAATCTTGTACTTCCTGATAAAGAAGATCCAGTTGATATGTAATAAAAATCACTGGATACATATTTTTTTGTAAGACTTCTTTTACTATCAATCAAATCATTCAGCTCTTTAAGATCTGATAATGAACTAGCACTTGCAAATGTAGTTGATAATAATTCAGCGTTTGTTTTTAAAAATATATCATATCCCCAATCTAAATCTTTATTATCATATATTTTTTCATTTGGGACTTGATTAAAATATGATGGGTATGTATCAAATAATTCCTCAACTTCTATTTCTAATTTTGATTTTACATCATCAATATTAAAATAAAATGAACCATCTTGTATGGATTCTAAATAATTTATTGTAAAATCAGCTATTGATCTCTTTAAACCATAATTAGTACCAACTAATTTC